CAAGATATCCGAATGGCATTTGTTGTAGTTGCTGTTGATAGATTATTTTGAGAAATTCAGCTTCTTTTTGGCCAAATTGTGCAACAATTAATTGTTGCTTTTTCGATTGACAATAAAATGCCAAATAAAGAACATTACCCCAATAATCAAAATGAGCCATGCCCATATTTGAAGATCTTTGTAGATTCCAACATTAAAAGCGCCAAGCATCCATGCAATGATGGCAATTACTAAACCAGCAATATCACCACCCATTTTTGGACTCTTACGAGTTGCTAAATAAACAATTCCGATAACAATATATAGAATGGCAACAAAGACTCCAGCAGAGCCGCTGTGCGAATTGCTGTTAGCAAGAGCATTGCCGACACCGGCAAGCATGGATTGAAAGAAAATAATAACGCCTAATACAATCATGATGATTCCAGAAACTAATTTTGTGGTTTTCATGATTTCCTCCTAATAGCTTTTAACGTCGATCACGCTTGGACGTATTATTAGTATCTGTTTGAAATATAATAGTTGTGCACTTCTTCCCTGACTATATTGTCAAGGTAGCTTGGCACTTCATATGATTCCATAAAATCGTATACGTTTATGGTTTCTTTGGGCACACCTTGGCAATAAAAAGGAACCATAAGCTTAACGGCACCAGTGTTTGCTTTATATTCAACGGAATGTTTGCCAGTAAAAGTAGCGTGGTAGAAGCAAATATCGGTTTCATCACCATTTAAGATGTGTGAAATTTCGTGAGCAAGCTGAAACGAAATTTCAGCAGGGTGATGCCAGTTAAGGTTCATGACAATGCTGCGGTAATGGAGCGAACAGCCAGGCGGAGTTTCAGGAGCCAGCTTATTGGTCCAAATTATTTCAATATTGTGGTTAGCTGCTACTTTTTCTAAGTAGTTACGGATTTCAGACAAAGATTTCACCCCGATTAACGTTTGATCACTATATCGCCAATGCGGATTTGCTGATTATCAGATTGAGGAAATCCGCCAGTTATTTGTGATGGGTCAACGTTCAAGTCTTCTTGGTAAGAGCTACCGTATAGCGAGGAAGACAATAGATTAGGACGCATAGCTTGTAAAAAGGGCGACACTTTTGGTGAATCTGCTATTGCCATGTGAGGATAAACTTTGCTTACAATTACGTTTCCTTTGATTAAATCCAAGGTCCCTAAGCTTTCGCCTGTATCAGGATCGACAATTGGTTCATCACCGAATTTATCAATTATTTCTAGCTTATCGCCAACCTCTAAGCCATCATTTGAACCGGCATTAACAACGATTTGTTTAGTGCTAATTATCTTTGCTATCTTCATTTCTTTCGTCAATGTTATACACTTCTTTCATCAGACCAATTCTTTGGGAAACTTCATTTAAATTTTCACTAGGAATAGCAGTGATTAGTACTTCAACGATCTTTTGATTTATTCCTAGTTCTCGCAGTAGTTGCTGTTTATCTGCCAAATCAATTTCATGTTGGTTAGTTAAACCGTCATTGTTGTCTGCTAATTTCTTAATGATTTGTTGTAATTTGTAAGAGTAAGCTATAATGCATACAATATAAACAACGGTCATGGTTACTAAATATCCGATGAAAATATATACTGCAATCTTATTTAACCACGTGGTAAAAGATTGCATTGCTTCTAGTAACCCCCAAATAAAGGTTAGGATTACCATTGCATGTGTCATGTAGGGAGGCCATATTGCATGTTTAAAAAAGCTCCAGAAGATATTTGTCACTCCTTTATTAGCAAGCTGGATTATTGGCAAACATTAAATTTAACGACAACGCTATTGCAAGCTCAAACTAATATGAAGTTTGAAGATGCCAGAATTAAAGCACTAACCATTAAAGAAGACGAATTGAACTATCTGATGACTCAAGCAATTAGCGCTCCACGAGCTCGCCATGACATAAATAAACTTGTTTAACATTGCCAGTATTTTTACGCTCACAATTCAGTGGGCGTTTTTTATTTTCTCCCACCGCGCAGCAGCCGTTTCATGTATTCCAGGTCCTGCTCAGGGATAGGCTTGCCCTCAAAAGTGAAGATGGTGTCATCATCAGCGAGATCTGCGGTTTTGAGAGCGTCTTCCTTGGGGTCGCGGCCAAAACGCGGATCAATATCTGATTTTTCTACGTTAAAGTATTCAGCGAGCTTTTCCACATTTTTTGGCGATGGAAGTCTTGTCCCTTTAAAGTATCCTGTAAGAGTACTTGCTGGAATACCTACGCTTCTAGTTATATCTATTTGTTTACGACCGCTTCTAGAGAGCAAATCATTTAGCCGTGATGAAATAATCTTTTTATATTCTTTATCTTGAGGGGTCAGTTCAGTTCTAGCCATATTGAATCGCTCCTTTTTTCATATATTTTAGCAGTTTTTTCACGATAACTCGAAAAAATATTAGAAAAATACGAAAAAAAGGTTGAAATACGAATTAACTCGTATTAATATAATACTCGTAAGGTTGATCAAGACCTTAACAAGAAAGGAGCATAGCGGTTTGTCGAGGCAACAAAAAAGAGCCCAACAAAAAGCTGAGCGACGTGAAACGATTCGGTTCTGGCTAGAAATCATTACCTTTATCGTCTTACTGATCGATCATCTAATTGCTTGGCTCTAAAAACATAAAGCAAGGGGAGTTAATTCTCCCCGAGCTTTAGTGTACCTTGACAAGTTGTAAGAATCAATGAAAAAAGAAACACGAGAAAGAGTCGAATTATGGCTGTTAGTAGGGATTCTCATTCTATCCTTACTCAGTCTATTCGGTTTCTAGGGGATGATAAGTTGACAATGACAATCAAAGCAGCTCGAGTTAATGCTGGGTTGACTCAGAAAGAAGCTGCGGAAAAACTGGGTATCTCATATCAGACGTTGAGCAGATATGAGAACAATCCAGGACAGATGCCAGTTAAGATGGTCCTAGATATGTGTGATCTATATCACATCAATGTGGACTCTCTTTTTTTACATCATTAATACGCATTAATTCGTATAATAGGAAGGATGAAAGTAATGCAGAGTGTAAATACGGAAGCTGCCATTAAGAACGCAGCAAACGTGCAGATGTTCAAATATGGTGACGTTGAATTACCAGTTAAGACTTATGCAGACGGTTCAATTGAATTTGATGCTGAACAATCTGCTTTCGGATTAGGGTTAACCAAATTTAACTCGCAAGGTAAAGAGTATGTCCGTTGGGAACGGGTTAATGAATATATCGGCGTGTCCACAACTGGACACAAAATTAAGCGCGGTGATTTCATCACTGAGCCACAGTTCTACAAGTTGGCAATCAAGGCCAACAACCAGGTCGCAGAGAAATTCCAGAATTGGGTAACATCCGAAGTGCTCCCATCTATCCGCAAGCACGGAGCATACATGACGGACGAGAAGATTGAGGAAGTATTACTTGACCCAGACACGATTATCAAGCTGGCAACGGAGCTTAAGACTGAGCGAGAGCGGCGATCAATTGCTGAACAGCGAGTCAATGAATTGACACCTAAAGCCAGCTACTACGATCTGGTGCTGAGCAATAAATCGTTGGTCACAATCACTCAGATTGCCAAAGATTATGGAATGAGTGGTCAGGCAATGAATCATAAGCTGCATGATCTAGGCGTCATTTACAAGCAGGGCGATACTTGGCTGTTATACAGCAAGTATCAACGGACTGGTTGGACGCATTCAGAGACAATCATGGTGACTAAAACAGACGGCACTCAGAAAGCCGTCATGCATACCAAATGGACGCAGAAAGGACGGCTTGGGCTGTATGAACTGCTCAAACGGCATGGCATCCTTCCACTAATCGAAAGCGCAGACGAAAAGAAGGGAGCATAGCTATGAGAACTGTTGAAGAATTTGAGAAGGCAACTGCTAAGTGCCAAAAGCCAATGTCCGATTACTCACGGATCATTGTTGAGACAGACGAAAAAAGCCCCAAGACCTTAGCGGTGATCACAGATGACGACTGTGAAACCGTAGAAGGCCTCAGGGTACGGTTTATGCCAATCTATAAGGATTAGTCCTTATCTTTAGGAGGCATTGGGTCATTACCATACGAGTTCTTTAAGTTAATCTGACCGTTGCGCTTCTGACTAACCAACTCAGCATGATTATTAATAGCTTGTTGACGACCTGCTTTAATAGCTTCTGATTTGGTGCTGTAGATTTTAGAAGCACGAGTACTTCCGGAACTCTTAACAGCCCAACCGTTTGAACGAGGACTGACCCAAATTTGCTTTGGCATTTTGTCACCTCCTTTCACTAGGAGATGAATCAATTGTAGCAGAAAGGAGATGTAGGAATGAGCCCGTATCGGTATCAGCTGAACAAAGCAGAGTTCATGTCTGAATGGCATGACAGCAATGGTCAGCCAATGTCTGAGTCAACGTATCAGCGAAGGCGGCGGGAAGCCACTGACTATCCAGACGGATGGCGTGTTTTCCTGCCAGATGGTCGCGTTGATATTCAAGAGTATCAACGTTTTATGACCTGGTTGGCAAAGAAGAAGCACGATAAGAAGCAAGACCCTCGCTTAGTCGCATATCAGAAGTATTAGGAGGAGCAACATGGATTTATTCGCACCGCTTTTTGGGATCCTGCTGGTAGCTCTGTTGCTAGTGGACCACAGCATTTTGAACGCAAAGATTGAAAAGCTTGGGAAGGAGCTGAAGCGCTATGAGCAACGTTACCCGAATTAACTGGTTTGTCTTAGTCTACCTGACCATCTGGTGCTGGGTAGACGGATTCACAACAACGGCATTTGCGTTGACTACCTTAGTCAGCTTTGAGGTACTCTGGAGCCCATTTATCAACTCAAAGCTGGCAGTCAAGCTCTTTGGGGCTGACACGATGGCTATGTTGCAACAAAAAAGCGTTACTGGCCGCCACCAGTAACGCATCAATCTAAAAAGCTTACAGGAGAAATTATAACACATGGAAAAGATTAAATTGAGTGCTGCACAGAGCCACAAACTGACTGTGGTGTCTGACGAAGCTTTTTATGCAAGTAAGTACGCTCTTAACCTGCCAAAGAAGGTGGCACTTAAGCAACTTACTGAAAACGAATTTATTGATGAGGTAAGCAGTATTAACGCACAGTTAGACCTAGCCAAACGCTACTTGATTGAAGTAGCTGGTAGCATCGTAGATCAAACACTTATTGATGGTCGAATTGTAAAACTGCAGAAGGCAGTTAAAGACGCCTACTGGGAAGGCTATGAAGATGGCCTGAACGATGCTAAGAAGGACGATAAGGAGGAACCTAAACATGACTGAAGAAGAGCAGATCCAAGACGGACGTATCCAGAACGAAGATGAGCTGTACAAAAAGCTCTACTATTTGCGTTGCCTGAAGAAGGAGCAACGCCAAGCTGATGAGCGGCGTGATCGTGAGCTAGCTGAAACTGATGCCTGGTACAAGCCAGATAAAGAAACACGCAGCATGCAGATTGCTAACGTAGAAGCACTGATCAGCGACTTCTACATGCGCCAATACGAGCAGAATCCTCATTACCGGTTCAAGAGCCGTAATGGGAACGTCTCCAAGCGTAAGAGTACGGATTATGACCATGATGATGCCAAGCTGCTTGAGATGGTCGATGACAAGTACATCAAGGCCACCAAGAAGCTTGACTGGTCCGCGTACAAGAAGACGCTGACTGTTATGGACGATGGCCGTTGCGTCAATGAGGACGGCGAGATTGTTCCAGTTACGGCTCATGAAGCAATCAAGGTCATGATCAAGACGCCAAAGGAAGATGATTAATATGAAATTCTATGAATCAGGCAAGATTCCACCTACACCGCATATGTACTTCATCTATGGCGATGGTGGAACTGGGAAAACGAGTCTTTTTAAGGACTTTCCAGGTAAAAAGCTGCTATTCAGTTTCGACCTGTCAACCAACGTTTTGATCGGTGATGAATCGATTGATGTGTTCAAGCTTGAAGAGCGGGACATGCCAGTCATGCAACGAGAATTAGGCGACCTGCTTAGCCGGGCAATTGGCTCAGGACGCTACCAGGCAATCTGCCTGGACAATGTGACTGCACTGCAAAACATGGTACTGGAGAACATTGATGGTGCATCAAAAGACAATCGCCAAAATTACCAAAAACTGCAACTATGGTTCCGCCAATTAGGGACCTATCTGCGTGACTGTGGGCTGACGGTATATGCAACGGCTCATCAGGTCGATAACGGGCCAGACAAGATGCAGGGACGGTTTGCAGCCGACATGAATGAAAAGACGTTCAACGCCTTCACGTCAATGTTTGACCTGGTTGGCCGAATCTATGTAAAAGACGGCGAACAACTCATCGATCTGGATCCAGAACAAGGCAATCATGCCAAGAATCGAATTGATGATCGAAAGCTGATCAAAGCAAATGAACTAATCAAGAAAGAAGAGGATCAATAATGCTATTCACGACTGATGAAAATAACGTATTTGGCAAGAGTTTGAAGGAAGCTGGCACGTACAACGTGCGCGTCACCAACGCAGAAGCTAAGAACAGCAAGAGCGGAAACCCGATGGTCGAATTCAACTATGAAGTGCTGGACGGCCAATACGCAGGTGCGCCAATCCGCTATGACTATGCTGTCTGGAATGACGATGAAGATCACTTTGACCTGTCCGTACGCCGGTTCAACACAATCATGATCGCAGCGGGAATCCCTAGCGGTAAAGCGGTTGAGAATCTGCCACAGGTAGCCAGTGTCATGAAGAACCGCAAGCTAGCAGTAACTGTCGATTGGGAACAATCGCAAAACGGCAACTGGTATCTGCGTGTCAAGGGCTACCACAAGCTGCTGCAAGAAGGCAGTCAGCCAAACGGCAAGACTCGGCCAGAATCAGGCCAGAATTCACACCAGAGCAACTTTGGCGGTAATCGTGGCCAAGCTACTGGATATCGTCAACAAGCCCCACAGGCTCAAAATAACGGCTTTAGCCAAACCAACTTCAACGCGGCTATGCCTACCAATGGTCAGCCACAACGACCACAGCAACCACAGCAACCAAATGCAGATGATCTGCCGTTTTAACTAATCATTAGTCGTCAGTGAACGTAGAACACCGAGTGGGTGGGATGCCCGCTAGAAAGGAGCAGAGAAATGAGCAACCTTCTACTAGATGAACGACCGCTAATTGTCTTGCCAAGCTTAGCTGCAGGATTACAAAGCTTAGATGAAGCAGTGATCCTACAGCAGATTCACTACTGGATCGAGAAGAAGCAGAACTATCGTGATGGTCGGTACTGGGTCTACAACTCAATGGGAAACTGGATGCAGCAGTTTCCTTGGATTAAATCCAGAACCACTCTTACTAGATACTTTAACAACCTAGAGAAAAAAGGGCTGCTAATTACTGGAAACTACAATAAGGCAGGCTTTGATAAAACCAAATGGTACACGATTGACTATTCTGCGTTGTCGAATTTCGAACAACGATTGTACAGATCCTGTACAACGAGTGACCAGAATCTGGTCAATGGAACGTACAGATCCTGTACAACCAATACCATAGACTACCAGGAGAATACTACACAGACTACAACACCAGCTAGCTGGCCGGCTGGTCAATCGAATGTAGTATCTCAGCAATCAGATGATGGCAGTAAAGTGCTTCGAAATACTCCTGAAGGCATGAATGAAGTCTTTAATTCCTGGACAAATGCATGGGGATGGCCTAACGGTATCATCACCACTGATCTGACAGACTGGGTCCACAAGTATGGATCAGACATCGTGCTGTATGCAATCAAGCAAGCAGCAGAAACAACAGGGATGAAGAAGCCGTCTAAGTATGTGGCCAGTATCCTGGATCGCTATGATCGAGAACATCTACTCACGATCGAGGATATCAAGGCAGATGAGCAACGCCACAAGCAACCACAGCAGAGCAGAAGAAAACAACCGCCTACTGATCCAGACTGGCAGTTGATAGATCACTTTAGCTAAGGAGGGAAGCAGCATGAAAAAACTAAATGCACTGGTTAACTTTTTAGCCATTAAGAAGGCGTACAGAGACAAATGGGGCGAAGACATCCCGTTTGACCTGTCTGATCAGGAATGGTGCAAGAGTTATCTTGCTGAAGAAAACAAAAAACGCACGACAGCAGATAATGCCGTCATGCGTCAACGTAATAAGTACCGCTTTTATAATAACTCGTTATGGAGCGGTGATCCAGTTAAGTTTACTTTCGCTGACTGGGATGTACACAAACAGCCTGATGTTGATTTAGCAAGACACACTGGTAACAAAGCATACATCTTAGCCAAAGAGATTGCTGAAAAGCCAATCAACGTGCTGATGCTTGGCAATCCGGGCACTGGCAAGACTTCACTGGCAGTAGCGATGATGCACAGACTGCAAGAAGAATTTGATATGACGACAATGCTTGTCTCTACGGATTCCATGAGCCGGATGTTTAGCCATATGTATGATTCGCCGGACGCAGCTAAAACCAAGTATCGGATGAAACTGCTGGTCCAGGCGATGATCGAAGTAGATGTCTTAGTGTTGGACGATTTCGGCACTGAGGGTGGGATGCGTGGCGCAATTCGTGAAGTGCGCAAAGACATGCAGGAACGCCTGTATGACGTAGCCGATGCACGATTTGGCAAGAAGTCGACCATCGTCACCAGCAACAACACTACAGCTGAATTAGCGCAGATGTACAACGCGAAACTGCTCAGCCGTCTGATTACCAGGAACGACGACCACAAGATCACGTTTGACGGCATGGAAGACGTACGGGCAAATATGATCTAGGGAGGAACAGTAATGACAAAAGAGCAGGTGATGAAAGCCATGCACGAGCAAAAGGCAGTCATGGTTGAAGGTTATGATGGCCTATTTCTGGTTGTGGAAGTCAACCTGATGCTTAAGACTGTCGGACTGGTACGGCTGACCGGTGGCAATGGCATTCCAGACGTGACGGAAAAATTTGAAGATATTGAGGTGGCAGATTGATGCACGAAAACGGGATTAGCATGTGGTTTCGGTTCCCAATTGCACTAGTTGAACAACAGCGACCATTGTCAGTCCATCATGGCAAGCGAACATGGACGGTAGATAGGGATAAATCAAGGATCTATAAGCAAAAGCTGCACGCTTTAGCAAGCAACGAGTACAAAGGCAAACCGTTTGAAGAGGCCATCAAGGTAGAATTAACTTTTTACCGAGATATTCAAAAGTCGGTCTCAAAAAAAGAGTACCAACGACGGCTTAATAATGCTGTTTTGCCAACGGTTAAACCAGATACAGACAATTACATCAAATCGACGTTAGATGCGCTCACGGGTGTCTTATGGGCCGATGACAATATCATTACTGACATTGTTGCCAGGAAACGTTATAGCGATGACCCGCACGTTTTTATCAAAATTACGCCGATGACAGAAGGAGATGGTTGCTCATGAAAACCAAACAGATCTCAATAGCTACTACCACGCTGTTCTACTACTTCGGTAACGATTGGTTCAGACTATCTGAAGACCGAATGCTTAAAGAGGCCAAGAGCATTGGCGGTGTGGCAGAGAATGAAATTGTTGAATCGATTGGTGTCGTTAAGCAGTATCAAGCCAAACTCAGGGGCAGTAAAAAGTCTCGGCACACAAGAATTGATGATGATGAGCTGATTGATCTTTGCCATACAGCACTTGATGATGGCTGGAGCTATCAAACGTTTCTGACAATGCTGCCATGTGGAATATCTACCTTAAGGTATCATGCAAAACAAAATAAAGAGCTAAAGCGCCTTAAAGATATGATTCCAAAAGATGATCAGCGTCGACAGACAGTAGTAATGTGGCCAGACAATCATCTGGAAATGTATGCAAGTCGGCGCAAGGCCGCCACAGCAACCGGAATATCTGCAGATACGGTAACTAAAATCTGCAACCATAAGTTGAGCGGAGACACAGCTGATGGCTTTAGGCTCAAGGATTACGACGAGTGGCATGATAAAGGATTTTGAAGGAGAACAGTATGTGTGATTTTTGCGAGCATGGGGCTAAGCATCCCTTGCTAACGTGCAAGTTTAATAATATCGGCATCACGATCAAGATCATTAATAAAACGCAGCTAGATGGTATGGCATCGGTTAAAAGTGCTGATGGTGCAGTAACCAGTGTTGGCCAATCAAACCGAATCAAGTTTTGCCCAATGTGTGGGCGAGAACTCTTTGATTAAAAAGTTGGAGGAAGCGTATGAATCTACTGGAAGTTTTTATCATTTTAGGATCGATCATTGGCAGTGTAACGTTTGCTGGTGGCATGCTCTGGATGGTTTTTGTTAGCTGGATTGTTGGCTTTAAGTTTGTCGGCTTTGGTGCTGCAGTAATCGTCATCACCATGCTGACTGCATTGCTTTACTACATCTGGGAGGTCTATCGGAATGGCAAAGCATAAGAAGCATAAGCGTCGCGATACCCGTCGCAAGCGTAATAAAAAGAAGGCGAAATTGGATGACCAGTTATGTAACACCAGAACTGCTGAAGTCACTATCGCGATTAAAAGAAAAGTATCCTGATGCTTTTGAAACTAAAAAGGGCATTAGCAATGATATTACTCATCTTGTCCCTGCTGATGATCCGGACCTGCGAACAATTGTTAGGTTCCGCAACGCTGTAAAGGCTGGCGATCGCAGAAGGCTAGAAGACAAACGAGTAGCGCAACGGATAGCTGATTGCTACACCAGATACATGACGATGAGAGCAACAGCCAGCTACTTAGAGATGGACTTGGCAGAAGTGAAGTTCATTACGGAGCATGATGCCAATCTTAGGGACCTTTATCATAAGCACCAACACGATTGGGGACGCATCATTGTTTACGATGATCACACTAATAGCTATACAACGTATCCCAATAAGTATGAAGCTGCTGTTAAGATTGGGTTTCAAAGATTATCTGACTTAAATTATTATCTCAAGTATCGTCATTATCCTTATTTAATCAAAGGCCGATTTAAAGTAAAAAGAAGGGTGTGGTTCGATGAAGATGGCTGCATGTGATTTGCCGATCGATTTCGATCGTGATGCAACGGCAGACAACGTACGACATTTCTTTAACTACCAACTGGAGTCTTATTTAAGGCTGTCTGGAGCCAACAGAGCGGATCTTAAGTCGCCAACACTCAGCCTGGCAGGTAGCGGTACCCCAGTTGGTAATGCGGCTGAAACTAAGATGACTAACATCATTGAAGCAGAAGCAGTCTGTCAGAGCGTTGCCAAGGCGATTGATAATTGTTCACATAGAGCCAAACAGCCTAGCTATACGGTACTAAAAGAATGCTATATTGACGGCCTTAAAGATTTCATCGTTGCTCAGCATGTCGGCTTTGCCAAGACCAGATTCCAGGAAATCAAAAAAGAAGCGCTCTGTGAGTTTGCTGAAAGGTTTATCTATTGGCAAGAGAAATACCATGTCGATGAACTGATTGATTTAAGGGCAAAATAAAAAGCGACCCAAGAGCGACCCGCAACCGACCCCACTATATAGTATGCTTGTAGCATGGATGTTCTGAAGTGGAACATCTCTCCTTAAAAATAATATTCTGACCAGTTTCCAGCGGATTTCATCTCATTATTGTTAACCACAGCATACGCTGGAAACTTATGTATCCTTAGCTCAATGGGCGAGCAGCTACATATATCTATCTATGTGGAAGATGTGGGTTCGATTCCTACAGGATACATTGCCGTGCAACCACGGTAAGCCAATTTAATATTCCAATTCATACAGCCTTGTGCCCTTGCGGCACTTACGCGAGTAAAGGTATTACATAATGGTTCGGTTCGATTCCGAATGCTCGCCAATGTCCGAAATGACGATAAACTATCTCCTAATATTATTTCATTAAAGAGAGCTTAGTTGCTCTCTTTTTTGGTAGAATGATAATGAAATAATAAATTGGGAGAGAATGTTATGAATCTTGACGAGATGCTAAACATTGTTGAAAAAAATGATCCAGATGATGTGAATCTTTATATGGTTCACAATATTAATAGTAAAAAAGGAAGAGGCTATAGCGTAGTAAATCCAACAATTGGGGATAATTTTAAGGAGCAGTTGCAGTCCATTGTTAAAGATGAGCTGGCACGATACAAAGATAATCCTCAAGAACCGTATAATCCTGTTGGGGCACTTGATAATGTCGTAGAGACAAATAAAGTTGCATCTGTGAAGGCTATTAAAGACTTAAAGCTGGCACTGGATAATCCGCTCCAAAAGTTTAAATTTAAAAATGATAGTTTTAACTGCTTTATTTACGAATTCCCATATGAAGACTCAAAAAATGGTGATAGAAAGTCACTATTAGTGTTTAGAAGAACAAAGAAGTTTAAAAGCTTCAAGAAAGGATTTATAGGATATTTAAATGCGGGGACATTTAAGGAACTTAAAAAAAGTGACATGCTTGCAACAGATGAGTATATTGACTTCATAATGGATGAAGAAGATATTTATATATTTCAACATATTTCTTTTGAAAGAATTTTTAATATACGTAGTAAATTTGTTGCAAAAGCAAAATCGGTGTTAGACAATGCACAATTATCAGAAAAAATTGAAAACTTTGATAAATTAAAGGAAGAAGCCTTAGAAAATCAAAGTTATGTTAAAAGACTTGCTAAGTTAAGTAAAGGAGAAAATAACGCAGCCTTATTTTTGGAAGATCTAGAGGCAACTAAAAAGGTAATTGATGATTTTAATCTAGATATAGAATTTAATAAGTCTGGAGATAAGCTTGTGTTTCGAGGAGAAAGTCAAGTTGCATCGTTTATAGGATTAATGCAAGATGCCTATTACCAAACGTTAATAGGTAAACATAAAGGTATGGATAAGAGGCGATAATAATGGTTGGTAAGATACCGGGTTTGGTCTTTAGATGGGTATTGTTTATTTCATCTTATATTCCAGTCTTTATAATGATATTTTTAGCGAATTTAAATAAGTTTAGTTTACACGAATTGAAAAAAACATGGAAACTAAACCCTGTGTTTTGGTGGGTGCTGATTATCTTGACAGTCGTGTCTTTGATAATTTTAATTTTCTGGCTATATTTATTGAAAAAGCAAGCTAAGTTAAAGAATAAAAGTGTTAAAGTAGACAATTATGTACTAAAAGATTCAGACGTACTGAACTACTTTGTAACATACATTATTCCTATTCTTTCGTTGAAGCCAGATAGTTTACCGTCAATTATTATGAATTTGATGTTAATTATCATTGAAGGCATTTATTTTGTTGGAAATAATGCGGTATATTACAATGTAATGTTAATTGCATCAGGATATCATATATATTCCTTTGGTAATGGTAATATAATAATTACAAGATTATCCAAGCAAGATTTAATTTTTGACAAAAGGGATGCTAAGCAGATCGGAACAACCAATATTTATTATATTTAGGGAGTAATCAAAAGCCGACAGGTCAACGCTTGCCGGCTTTCATGGCCTTTAGGTAAATTCTTCAAGATTGTCGAAAAAAAGCAAAAGCAATTGGATGAATTAACAAGTAATTAAATTGCCGATCCAGCACTACTTTTAATTTAAGGAGGTGAGTAGCATTAGCGACAAGAAACTAACTAACAAACAGCAGGCTTTTATCGATGCTTATTGCAGTGTCAGCAAGTTTAATGCGACTGATGCTGCTCGTCGTGCTGGTTATAAGCATCCCAACGTTCAGGGTGCACAGAACTTATTAAAACTTAGTGATGAGATTGCTGAACGAATGGAGAAGCTAAAAGAAAAGTCAGGTGCATCAATCATGTCTCAGGAAGAGGTTGCTGAACGACTTAGTAGGTTTGCTGATGGATCGATTAAGGTTCAACAGTTGGCTAATAACGGCAAGCTGGTTGATGCTCCTGTTTCTCCTAAGGACCAGTTGAAAGCATTGGAACTGTTAGGTAAGTCTTATGGCATGTTCGTTGATAAGAAAGAGATCAATGGCAACCTTGATATTGAGATTGGAATGGGGGACTACGATGATGATGAAGATTAGCATGATGGCAATGGTGCCAGTGATGACTATTTCTGGCCTGTTGCTGAAACCTGGTTTAGTCACCAAGGGCGTTTTCATTACAGCAATCATCGTTGAGTTCTTTATGGCTTTTCTGGTGAGTGATTATTATGAAAACCATTAGGGGGGTGATACAGTGCCAAGCGTCAAATTAAATTTTCCAAAACCATATAACGTATTCAATAAGCAGATCTTTGATAACTTATTCGACTACAGTCATTTTATTGAGGTTTGGTACTGACCTACGGCGGTGCCTCTTCTGGTAAGTCTCATGGTGTTGTTCAAAAGGTCGTTTTGAAAGCGCTGAGACATTGGAATCATCCTCGTAAAGTGCTATGGCTCCGGAAAGTTGATCGAACAATTCAAGACTCGATCTTTACTGACGTGGTTGATTGCCTGTCAACCTGGCAGCTTCTACCGTTGTGTCGAGTAAATAAATCAAACCGTACTATTCATTTACCGAATGGTGCGGTTTTTCTATTCAAAGGGATGGATGATCCAGAAAAGATTAAGTCTATCAAGGGCTTGTCAGACGTGGTGATGGAGGAAGCATCTGAGTTTAACCAGGATGATTTCACACAGTTAACTCTGCGTCTTCGTGAACCAAAACATAAGCAACGGCAGCTGTTCTGCATGTTTAACCCGGTTAGCAAACTGAACTGGACTTACAAGCAATGGTTTGAGCCTGGTGTGCAGATTGATCCGAAGCGTGTGGTGATCCATCAATCAACATACAAGGACAATCATTTTCTTGACGCGGACAACATCAGAACAATTGAAAACCTTAAGCAGACCAATCCGGCATACTACAAGATCTATACGCTTGGCGAGTTTGCAACATTGGATAAGCTTGTTTTTCCAGACTTCGAAAAGCGCCGACTCAATCAGCACGCTTTAGCTGACCTGCCAAGCTATTTCGGACTAGACTTTGGCTATACTAACGATGAGACAGCATTCATGCACGTTAAAGTTGATGAACGTAAGCACATTATCTACATCATGGAAGAGTATGCAAAGCGAGGGATGCTTAATGACGAGATCGCCAAAGTAATCACTGATATAGGCTACTCTAAGGAAGTGATTACTGCAGATGCTGCTGAACCTAAATCGATTGCTGAGATCAAGCGAGACGGTATCTATCGCATACGGCCAGCCAAAAAGGGCAAGGATAGTATCATTCAAGGCATTTCGTTCATGCAACAGTATCATCTAGTAGTTGATGATCGGTGCGTAAAGACTATTGAAGAGCTCGAGAACTATACGTATAAAAAGGACCGAGCAACCAATGAGTACACAAATGAACCTGTAGATGCGTACAACCACGAGATCGATGCAATCAGATACGCGCTGAATGAGATCAATGGAGCTAGCGCACCACACGGTAAACTACTCAAAAATATCTATATCTAAGGGAGTGAGAGAATGGCAACCATTAATGGCAAAGGACAAGTGCTTCCTGGCAATGTTTTCATCTATCCACTGGGCGAGAAGTTAACAATGGCCGACCTGCAAGCCTTCATTCAATACAATCAGCAAGCAAGTACTGGCTATCAAGAAAACATGCGCATGTATGTAGGCGATCATGATGTGCTGCATAAGCTTGGACGTGGCTTAGGGCCAGATAATCGCTTGGTGGCTAATTTGCCACACTATATCGTTGATACTTACAATGGCTTTTTCAGTGGCATTCCAGCCAAGATTACACTTGATGACAAGCCAAAGAATGAGCTGCTTCAGCAGTGGAACGACACAAATTCCTTCCAAGACAAATTAAGCGAAATCAGCAAGCAAGCGGATATCTACGGACGTTCGCTTGCTTTTGTATATCAAGATGAAAACAGCGAAACCAAGCTGGCATATGCATCCCCAATCGAAGCGTTCATGATCTACGATGACACGGTTGCACATCAGCCGCTAGCTTTCGTGCGTTATTGGCGTGATGCTGAAAATAAACAGGTTGCTAAGGTTTACTATGCTGATGATGTCTGGGACTACTACGATGATGTACTGGCTGTTAGTGATGACGCTAATCCATTTGGCGTTGTCCCAGCAGTTGAGTTTTACGCGAATGAAGAGCGACAAGGCGTGTTCGACAACGTCAAGACGTTAATCAATGCCTTAGACAAGGTTCTGTCGCAGAAAGCCAACCAAGTCGAGTATTTTGACAACGCGTATCTGAAAATTCTTGGCATCAACCTAGATCAAGATGGTGATGGTAAGCCAGATATTGATATCATCAACAACCAATTGATCTACTCACCAGATGCAGACGCAACGAATGCTACTGTGGACTTCATCAGCAAGCCAGATGGCGACGATATGCAAGAACACATCATCGATCGGCTTATCTCAATGATTTATCAGATCTCGATGGTGGCTAACCTTAACGATGAGGCTTTTGCAGGCAATAGCTCTGGTGTAGCCTTGCAGTACAAATTGTTGCCAATGAAGAATATGGCTGCAAACAAAGAGCGTAAGTTCACTCAAGCTTTGCGACGTTTATATCGTGTTGTGTTTAGCGTTGGTACTGTTCTGCCAGAGAGTGATGCTAATGCATGGCAAGACTTGCGCTTTAAATTCACGCGTAATCTGCCGGTTAACTTAGCCGATGAAGCACAGACGGCATCAACGCTCTCTGGCATCGTCAGCAAAGAAACACAGCTGTCAACACTGTCGATTGTGGACGACCCACAAGCCGAGATTGATCGCATGCATCAAGAACAGGCTGATGACGTTAAGAACGCATTGCAAAATGCAACATCGGCAGTAGACAGTAGAAAGACTGATGATGCAGATGACGAAGAACAATAATGCATACTGGCGAGAGCGTGAGTGGCAGTTAAAGCAGCTGAAAAACGATGATAAGTTCAATAGCCAACTCAAATGCTATTATGATCAGCTGATCGTCGGCATCAACAAAGAGATTGATCGAGAAGTTGCATCACTGGCTAGCAGAAATGAGACATCAATCGACAACGCTCGTGCAGCTGTTACTGGTGCGGATATTGCAGAATATGAATCAGAAGCACAAGCGTTAGTTCATCAGGCTGATTTGATGCGAGCAGCTGGCCACCATGTTACTTATGATGATTTCAGCGATGAAGTGAATGAGCGTATGCGGATATACAATGCCACCATGCGTATCAATCGTTTGGAATTGCTTAAATCGCAGATTGGTCTGCGCATGATTGAGTGCGGGATGCAAGTTGATCAAGCGGTACAAGACAAGGTGTCTAAGGACTACACAGACGAGCTGAAACGGCAAGCTGGTATCCTTAATGCCACCGCTAAGAACGATCAGCTATGGACGTCTAGTGATATTGCTAAGCAGATCATGGTTCAGTTCAATGGTGCAACGTTTAGCCAACGGATCTGGGCGAATCAAGATGCGCTGAAAGCTACGTTAGATGCAGTGATCAGCGTTGGTGTCATACAGGGCAAGAACCCACGCCAGATGGCTAAATTGCTGAAAGATCAAGTTCGCTCTACCATCAACAACCACAGGTATGTGACTGAGCGCATCGCTCGAACCGAGTCAGCTCGTGTTCAGCATGCAGCACAGGTTAAGTCGCTAACTGACAACGGTTATCGTTGGTGTAAATGGTATGCAGAGCCTGGTGCGTGTCGCGTCTGCCGAGAAATTGCTGATAATGATCCTTACGACAAGGGCCTAGGCGTATATCCAGTTGATAAAGCGCCAGAAATTCCAGTACATCCCAATTGCCGATGTTCAATCAGCGCTTTTTGGAGTGATAAAGATGTTTAAAAGAATCTACGCAAAACTGCTAATCAACTATTTGTTTATTAAAACTTATTTTTTAGGGCACTAGTGATAGTGCTCTTCTTTGTCCGTTTCCTATGTTGTGGACGTTAAATAAAACTTGAGTATGTCTCCCAAGACGTTAAATGCGAGAAAGGAGTGCCAACTATGGACGAACAAAACAAGGAACAACTTACTAATGATCAAGAACAAGCTGGGCAAGGCGCGCCAATCGAGACCCCAGAAGATGATGAGAAGAAAGTTGATTCCGACAAAATTGTCGAAAAGCTAAAAAAGCGTATCGGCAAGGAGCAAGCATCAAAGCATGACCTTGAAAAGCAGCTTAAGGACGCTCAGGCAGAGATTGAACGAATCAAATCCGGTAAGTCGGTTAAAAAGCTTTCTGATGAAGACAAGGCCAAGAAAGCATCCGATGAAAAAGATGCAAAGATTGCTGAGCTTGAAGCCAAACTGGCTCGCAACGAAGCAATCAAACAAACTGCTGAAGTCTTCAAAGAAAGTGGCCTTAACGTAAGCGACAAGGTCTTAGACATGGTAGTAGCTAATGATGACGAAAAGACCTACGCCAATGTGCAGACGTTGATTGAGTTTGCTCAGTCTATCCAAAGCGACACGAAAAAAGGAATGCTTAAAGGCCACACGCCACGCCAGAATGGCAATAACAAGATGAGCAAGGCTGACATCATGAAGATCCCTGATCCTGTCAAGCGTGTGGAAGCTATTAAGCAGAATATGGCTCTATTTGAACATTAGAAAGGAATGAAACATTATGACTGTTCCAGAAAATGAAATTACGAAAGCAGATCTGATTGCACAATCTATCGACTTTACGGAACGTTTTAACGAATCCGTAGCAACCCTGCTTAAGATTATGGGTGTATCACGGATGACGCCAATGACGGCTGGCTCTCAGATTAAGATCTACAAGTCCGAAGTAACTAAGGCTGACGGCAAGCCCGCTGAAGGTGATGTAATTCCGCTGTCCAAAGTTACGCGTAAGCTGTCTAAGACGGAAGAATTGACGTTCTCCAAGTACCGCAAGCAAGTTACTGCTGAAGCCATTCAAGGTGCTGGTTTCACGCCGGCGGTGGCAGATACGGATAACAAGCTGCTTAAAGAAATTCAAAAGGATATCAAGAAGAGCTTCGTTGACTTTGTCATGACAGGCACAACGACTGCTACCGGCACGAACTTCCAAACGGCATTGGCTAACGCTTTGGGCCAATTGGCGGTTAAATGGGAAGATGATGACGTGCAATCTGTGCTGTTTGTTAACCCAATCGATTTCTACGCATATCTGGGTAGCGCAAATGTAACTGTACAAACGGCTTTTGGTCTGCAATATGTACAAAACTTCCTGGGCTTCAACACCATCATCATGACTGGCTTGGTACCACAAGGTAAGGTAGCTGCTACTGCATCCCAAAACATCAACTATGCTTACGCCGCAATGTCTGGCTCTTTAGGCCAAGCCTTTAATTTAACGACCGATGAAACTGGTCTGATTGGTATTGTCCACGATGCTAAGACTGAAAATGCATCTGTAGAAACGATGGCTATGACTGCTAGTGTAGTTTACCCAGAACGTCTGGACGGTATCGTTGTAGCTACGATTTCTGCTCCATCTGCTTCCACTGGTAAGTAATTACAAGCATGGTGATTGGGATGAATAAGACAGCTACTTTGGCTAATCTCAAGACTATGATCCGCTTAAAGGATACTGGCCAAGACGATTTATTAAAACTAATCATCGATAATACTGAACAGGCTCTACGATTTAAGCTGCAACTGACCGAGCAAGATGCTTTTCCTTCAGAACTCGGGTTCATTCTGCTTGAAGTGTGCGTGCGTCGTTACAACCGACTGAAGAACGAAGGAATGTCGTCATATACGCAAGAAGGCGAGTCAATTACCTTCAATTCATCTGACTTTGACGATTTTCAAGACGATATCAATGTTTGGAAACAACGTCATAGCAAGGATGTTCGTTCCAATGGCACTGCTTATTTCGTCAATCCGTATCGGAAGTGGTGATTACTATGCGAATGGATCATGTAATTCGTTTTTACACGCAAGGTACGGGTTATAATCCTGTCACTGGTCGGCATGATAACAGTGCTAAGCTGGTAGCTACAATATACGGTAATGTGACTGATATGGGCGTTGATCGTTCCGTACAGGTTTTTGGCAACTACAACCATCAATCTAAGATTGTACGGCTAGAATCTACTATGCCACAGTCATGGTCGTATCTGACGATTGATGATGACACTGCCAAGTATCGTATGCAGACATCCCGTAAGCCGCTTAAAGGCAACACACTGATTGTAGGTGATAGCAATGTCTAGAATCGTTAAGATTGAAGGGCTGTCAGAACTGCAAACTAAATTTGAAGAGATGAATATTGAATTTCATCCCAAAGTGCGCAGTATTGTTGCCAAGCATGGCGCAGCTCTTCAACAACGCACCAAAAGCAATATGAGTGCAGCTTACAGGGGCCATTGGGAAGGCAGGCGCTGGGTTAAACCAACTGGCGCAACCAGTCGAAGTACGACCGTATCGCTACAAGATGGTGGTATGACGGCAGTTGTTGCACCACATACCTACTACTTTCCATATCTTGAGTATGGCACTCGTTTTATGTCGGCCCGACCAACACTTGGTCCTGCTTTTACGTACCAGTCAATGCAGTTTATCGATGACTTAAAGCACTTAATGGAGTGATTGTATGAAATCACCAGATCAAGCTTTATATGACTATGTTTTTACGCAATCAACATTAAAAGGGTATACAACGTATGATCATCTGCCAATGAGCAGTGAGAACGCGGCATACCCTTTTGTCGTCGTTGATACGGTACAAACTGCGCCGATCGCCACTAAGACTGGCTACAGCGCACAGCTATCGATCATGATCCACGTGTGGGCAAGCGGAGATGATCGTATTACCGCATCGACGATGACCAGTAATTTGCTACAGATGCTAGGTTTTGCTGATTTTGAAACGAGTGGCTATGCGTTTGCACCACGAAATCAGCAAAGCCAAATGATGCAAGATACAAGCGTACCTGATACTGTGCTTTGGCATGGTGTAGATACGCTTGTATTTGATTTGAAATAGAAAGGATGAAAATTAATGGCAAAAACCGAAATTCCGGCTCTGCAAGGTATTGATGTCGTGCTGTTCGCACGTAAACTTTCCGAAGCAGGCAAAGTAGCCGGGCAACTGATTCCATATCAAACAAGCCTGTCATTTGATCCACAACGTGACAGTGATACTAATCCAACCAAGTCTGGCTCAGTGGGTACTTCAAGCTCGCTCGAAACGGATCTGGAAGTAGAGTTCATCAACAACTGGTCCCAAATTGCTGACCAGCTGCTTGATTCGTTGTTCGATAATGAAAAGATGGAATTCTGGATCGTTTATCGCAAGCGTCGCAACAAGGCTGGCAAGTACTACGCAATCTACATGCGGGGCACGGTCAATGAAGATGAGACTGATGGCGACCCAGACGACACGTCTAACCGTGATACGTCAATCACTGTTGATGGTACGCCACAACGAGGGTGGACTGATCTGCCAGACGAAGCTCAAGAAGAACTTGACTACGTCTTCCGTGGCGTTGGTGTTGTTACTGACGCTAAGGACGATGGTACTGATGGCGGTGGTGCAGCATGGACTGATTCCGATGCCGGCACTGGCTCAGAAACTGCTACTGTAACGACTGCTAGTCACTAATTTAATGTAAGAGAGCGGTCTGCTCTCTCTATAAGGTTTTGAGTCGCTCAAGGCTTTGTAGAGAGGGCAGACTTTTTAGGAGGATCTGTCATGGAACTGACTATTAATAACAAAAAGGTTGAATTGAAGTTTGGCGTGCGTTTCCTGCGTGAGCTGGACAAAATCGCCAGTGTCGAAAACAGCGGTATCAAGTTCGGTATGGGCATGAGCCGGTCGATTCTTGGTTTACGTGCCTATGATGCAGCTGTTTTATCAGATGTGCTGTTTGCTGCAAGCTATGGAAAGGTTGCTCAGACCACGATCGATAACTATCTGGACGACTGCGAAGACCTTGAGAAAATCTTTGACGAAGTACTTAAGGAAATCAATGAGTCTAATGCAGCAAATTTAGCGGTAAAAAAGATGAAAGCCTAGATAAACGGCCAGAGCAAAACAGTGAGCAGACGTATCACGAGATTTTGCTTAATTCATTGGCATATCTAGGCTTTAAAAATCTAGAAGATATCTGGGCAATGGGCATGGCTGAATATCAGCTGAGAATGGAGGCCTATGAGTTGCAACAAGTTCAAGTCAGCCAACATATCGCTGAACAGGCGTGGGCTAATCAAACCGTACAAGCCACGACTGGAGAACGTCATCCTAAGCCCAAATATAAGAAGTTCGATCAATTCTTTGACGCTCAAGAGCATGTGGACGCAGTACGTTCAGCGTATGAGCCAAACTACCAAGTGCGCTCTAAGCGGGCTAAGAATCAGAATCGAGCAGAAATCTTGCTGGCCAGGTCGCGCGAGTTCCACCGGCTTAAGAAAGCTGGCAAGATCATCCCACTGGCCGAGCGGAAAGGAGAATGACAAATGGGAGAATCATATAGCGTCAAAGCCATTCTCTCGGCAGTTGATACCAGTTTTTCATCCACGATTGCTCGTGCCGGTCAGGCTACTGAATCATTCGGCCAGTCAGTTAACAGACACATGCAGGGCGTTGGCAATGCCATGATTGCGGCTGGTACTGCTACTACGGCAATGGGTGTTAAAGCGGTTAAGGGGTTTGGTAGCTTTCAGTCATCTCTTAATCAAGCTGCAGTTATCGCTGGTGGGACGGCTAAAGACATTGATGGCTTGTCTGATGTAGCCAATCATATGGGTGCTGTATTGCCAATCAGTGCTCAAGATGCAGCTGATGCTATGGTAGCAATGGCTCGAGATGGCGCATCAATAGGGACAATCAAAAAGGAATTCCCGGCAATTGCAGAAGCAGCAACTGCGGCTGGTGCAAATCTGCAAACGACTGCTAGTGTCGTTCAGCAAGCGATGAACATTTGGGGAGACAGTCTTAAATCACCACAACAGGCTGCTGCTATCCTGACACAAACGGCTAACTTATCCAACGCGTCAATTGAAGATATGCAACAAGCTCTAGCTACGATTGGTTCCGTTGCCAAACTGGCTGGTATGGATATGAGTACAACATCCGAAGCTATCGGGTTGCTCACCAATCGAGGATTTAGTGCTGCACAAGCGTCAGAAGATCTTAGCTTTGCTATTAGGCAGATGTTAGCTCCGTCTAAAGGCGCTAAAAAGGAAATGGACGCATTAGGCCTATCGTTCGTTGATAGTTCTGGCAAAATGAAACCATTCCCGCAAATCTTGAAAGAAGTTGCTGCGGCAACTGATGGCATGGGTGATGCTCAGAAGACAGCGGCGCTTAAGACCATGTTCGGTGCTGCCGGCATGCAAGCAATCGCTCCATTGTTGGACGCAGTCAAGGATAAGTCTGATAACACCACAACGTCTTGGACAGCATATGCTAATGCCATGAATGGTGCTGCCAAAGACACTCAGACAGCTACTAAGTTTCTGAGTGATCAAGCTAACGAAATGCAACAAAACTTAGGTTCTAAGATTGAGCAAGTTGGCGGTAACTGGGAAGCATTGCGGAATAAAGCCATGCAAACCAAAGGCGGCGTTAACAGTGCAATTCTAGACATGATGAACCAATCTCTAGAGTGGGCAACTACATCTAATAGTAGTACAGCTCAAGTAATCCGTAGTTTCATCGGTATGTCACCAGCGATTGGTGCTGCTACAACTGCATTAGGTGGTCTCTTTAAAGGTTGGGGTAAACTAATTTCGTTTGGTGGTAGCGTCATTAAGACGATTGGTAATGTTGGCCGTGTCATGAAGGCATTATCGACGGCTGGCAATTTAACCACTGCTATTGGTAGTCTACGTAAGTTGGCTGAGACATCTCAGCTCGCTGCGGGATCAATGCGGGTTCTGCAAGTAGCACAGTTGGCTTTGGCTCATCCCTGTGTCGCAATTGGTGTCGCTATTGCAGCCGTTGTTGCAGCGTTGGCGGTATTTTTCACTAAAACCAAGACGGGCCAAGCGATTTGGAAACAGTTTACGCAAAGCGTTGCGGATTCTGTTGATGGTATCAAGCAAGCCTGGCAGAGCATGACAGACTTTTTCAGCAATCTTTGGACTAATATCGTTACTACTGCACAAAACATCTGGAGCAGTTTCGGACAGTTCTTCAGCCCGGTTGTACAATCGGTTGAATTAGCATGGCAAGGATTATCTGATTTCTTTGGTAACTTATGGAACGGTATTGTTACCTTTGCTCAAGGTGTCTGGAGTTCGTTTGCTCAAGGTATGGCGCCAATTGTAGACGCTTTTAAAAACCTGTGGAGTTCGTTGACTGATTTCTTTAGCACGTTGTGGCAAGGAATCGTTACTACCGCACAAACTATTTGGCAAGGCTTATCGCCGATCGTTACCACTGTCTGGACTGGTATCCAAACCGTTATTTCAACGATTATGCAAGCTATTGCAAACGTGATTACGACAATTGGGACTGCAATTCAAACTGTATGGACAACAATCTGGAATGCAATTAAAACCGTTGTAACGACAATCTGGAACGGTATCGTAACCTTTGTTAGTCTTGAAATCCAAGGAATGCAGAACGTCATTCAAGGCGTCATGACTGTTATCCAGACTATTTGGCAGACTGCTTGGGACGTCGTTTCAACAATCGTACAGACGGTTTGGTCAATCATATCGACAATTGTATCTACGGCTATTAATGCTGTCGCAGGCGTTATCAGAGCGGTAACTGATGCAATTAAGGGCGATTGGTCAGGCGCTTGGAATGAAATCAAAAACGTTGCTTCAACCATCTGGAATGGTATTACGTCGGTTGTATCTACTGCAATTAATGGCGTGAAGAGCGTCATTACTAGCGTGATGAACGGCGTTAAGTCAGTATGGACAACAGTCTGGAACGGAATTAAAAATGTCGTTTCTGGTGTGATGAACGCAGTAAAGTCTGTTGTATCAGGTGGTATGTCGGCAATGCATGGCGTTGTTTCAAGCATGATGAGTGCTGTTCAATCGGCTTTCGTTAGTGGTTGGAACGCAGCACGTAATGCTACTGCTAATGGCATTTCGCGAGCAGTGAGTGCCGCACGGTCCATGACAGGAGCAATGGTATCTGCTGGGCGTGATTTCGTTATGGGATTTGTTAATGGTATCGAAGGCGCAATCTGGCGTGCTGCATCTGCCGCTGCTCGTATGGCTAGCGCGGCTATGCATGCTGCTAAAGCATGGTTTAACATTGGATCGCCGTCAAAAGTTATGCGTGATCAAGTTGGTAAATGGGTACCTGCCGGTCTAGCAGTTGGTATCGAGCAGAATACTGATCTCGTTGAGAACGCTGCTAAGCGTATGGCAGAAGCAGCTATGCCGGATATCCATATGACCGATATGCAACAACGGATCAACGGAGCACTGTCACATGGGACTACATTCGGCGGAACAGTTGATCATGAGCTTAACGTTGTACAACAACCGGCTTATATCAATTTGTCATTAGGCGGTTCCAACTACACGACTTTTGTTTCTGACATCTCGCGTGAACAGGGCAGTCAAGCGTCACTGGCACGCAATTATCGTTTCTAGGAGGGCAACATGTACGATTTCCACGATCTAAGCGTCAATCGCAGAATTGAAACTGAGCCATTGCCCATTGAAGCGCTGAACTACGGTGGCCATTGGCTTGATCGAGAAATTGACGGCTACATGACGCTGTCAACGTCTGGACGTAACGAGTTTTCTCGGCAAATCAACTCCGTTGACCGAGTAGATGATGGCGCGGTGTATCTATCATCGCGTATTGAAAGCAAAAAGATCACTGTTACGTTTCAACTGCTGGCATCGACAATTGAGCAATACAATGAACGGTTGAAGAAACTGAAACAACTCTTGTTCCAGCCTAATCAGTCGTTTTATTTTGCCGATTTGCAACAGTATCACTTTGTTGGGACTGCATCGGCACTGACGTTGGACAGTGAGACGTTGAATACTACCGGCAAAATTGAGCTGTCATTAACAGATCCATATCTGCATGGCAATGTTAGAACTATTGCTGGTTCTGGTACGCAGATCAAGGTCAACGATAACGAGTTGATATATCCGCAAACACCGGACAAGTTAACGTTCACACCAACTAAGGCAGTAGCTAACTTAGCCGTTGCTTGTGCCGACAAAAATATCAGTCTTTCAGTTGGTGTAGATGCCGGACAAGCGGTAGTGATTGACTTTGCTAACCTAAACTTGTCGATTAATGCTGTCGACAACTTAATGGGATTGACGCTTGATTCTAATTTGAGCGATTTCTATATCAGCGATGGCTCTGTGATTAGCATTAATGCAACTGGTAGTTACAAGTTAGATTACGAGGTAAAACAGCTATGAAAATGTTTCTTTTTGACCGTAATCAAAAAGTCAAACGATGGCTGGTTGACCGTGATTTCATTGAAGCAAATATGGTTGAACAGATTAATGCAGCTGATCAGCTAACATTTTCTGTTCCGCTGAATAAGCGATTGCCATCATCTTATTTCTACGCAGCTATTCCACAACCACGTGGTTCGGGGTATCTGCTTTTTAAGATTGTCACGGAAAAGGTATCGTCTGACCAGATTGAGTACTCGGCCGTTGAATCAGCTTACGATGAGCTGAAATCGTATCACTATATCAAGGACGTTCGACCAGAGAACCGGAAAGCCGGTGAACTGTTGCAAACAGCTCTCGAAGGTACCCGGTGGCAAGTAGGCCAAACATATGACAGTGGTACGTTTTCGACCAACTTCTACTACATCAGCACTTTGGAAGCAATCCAAAAAATTGTAGAGCTGTGCGGCTTAGAAGTTACGTTTGAGATCACTTTGAATCCTAAAACACACCAGATTGAGCATCGATTAGTTAACTTGTATGCTCAGCAAGGTCAGCGGACTGGTAAGCGGTTTGAATATGGTTCAAATCTGTTGACGGTTGAACATGAAGAATCAGCAGAGAATTTAATCACAGCTTTGATCGGCCGCGGTAAAGGTGAAGCTGTCTATCATGAAGACAACACAGCAGAAGAAACGCCTGATGGATATGGTCGGCGCATTAACTTTGCTGATATCATCTGGTCGAAAAAGAACGGCAATCCTGCTGACAAGCCAGCTGGTCAAGAATACGTTGAAGACGTGGACGCAACTGCTAAGTACGGCTTTGATGATGGCAAACCGCGGATTGGTGTTGAGATTTTCGAAGACATTACTGATCCGGCAGAACTGTTAAAAGCTACCTGGTCAGCATTACAGACGTTGAAACGACCACAAGCTAGTTTTCGAGCTAGCGTAATGGACGTTGGCGATCTGGGGCTTGGTGATACAGTAGCTATCGTTCGCCACGATATTAAGATTGAGTACTTCACGCGCGTCTACAAGGTTACACATAATCTATTGGACGAGCGACAGAATACAATCGAGCTTGGGGATGATTTCTCGAGGAACTCGATCACAAGCACAGTCAATGATCTTGGTAAGAGTGTGGGTACGGTTGAACAACTTGCCAACTATGCGGCTGTTTCAGCTAACGGCAAGAACGCCAACTACTACGGCCAGGCACAGCCAATCAATCCACTGGAAGGCGATTTATGGTACAAAGATCTTGGCAACGGGGAAACTGATATGTATCAGTACCACGCAGGCAATTGGATTCTAATCACGTCTACGCGTGATTTGCATAACGTTGAAAAACAAGTCAAACAAGCGCAAGACGATTTTACGACCGCTTGGAATAAGGCAGTTGCAGCTGATTCATCGGCCGCTAAAGCGCAACAGCGTGCCGATGATGTAGGCAAACAATTGCAGAGCACACAATCCGACTTTGACAGTAAGTTATCTGCTGCAAGCGCTAGTGCAAGTGCTGCAACTGATAAAGCTATGCAAGCTGCTAATGCTGCACAAGATGACGTTAATGCGCAGATTAAAGAATTGAATAGCTATAAGGATACTGTCAACAAGACATATGTCGCTAAGGGGACAGTTATCAGCAATGTTAACACTGAAGCAGACGCGTCAATTTTTAGCACAAACAATAAGCTGTATATGGACGCTGCTACCACTGTTTTTAGCGGTAAAGCTTTTATCCCAGACGCTGCGATCATTGATTTAACTGCTAGTAAATTGACAGCCGGAACAATTGACGCATCTAAGATATCAGTAACTAATTTAAATGCATCTAATATCAAGACTGGAACGCTTGATGCGAGTCTAATCAAAGCCGGAGCTATGTCTGCTGACAGGATTTCTGGTGGGACGCTTGATTTTTCAAAAGTCAATGCAGCTAGTCTATCTGCGGATAAGATCACGTCTGGTACGCTGGACGCTGGCAACGTCAATGTTATTAACTTGAATGCCGACAATATCACTTCTGGTACGATTAACGGGCAAAACCTGAAAATCAATCTGAACACCGGTGAGATTTTATTTCAAAAAGGTAAAATTGCGTCAACTAACGGCTTGTTAAACATTAATGTTGATGATGGGACAATGTCTGTTACCAATAGCCTTAATGAGGGTGCATTCTTTAAGAATGGGAACATCGAACTTACTAATTTTGCTCTATGGGACAAGGGCGATATTCCTGCGTATGGAAAGATTGCATTTGCAGAAAATATGTTTGAACTTGGTAACAATGGTATAGAGATACAAGGTAAAAAAGGTTGGATAATTCATAGTGAAAACTTTGATTATAATAAGTTCCCACTGCAGTACTTATGGACAATGGAGAAAAACGGAACTTCCATTGGTGCAGACGAAAAATATATGGCACTGCAAGCGTATAGCGGAGTTTCGATAACTGCGGGCGCTTTTTTGCCAACTCTAGAATCAGCATTATCAACATCGTTTAAAACTGCGCCGTATTTAAACTTAGGCTTTAATCGTGATGCCACATACCACAATCCTGCTTTCGTAGCTAACTCTAATGCGTACGAATTCAGCGTAGACAATACAGGGACGTTTATGAAGTATGGTAGGGTTTATCTGAATGATTCAGACTATACGTATCAATTCTATGTAGATTTGCCATGGAATTCACATATCAAATTGGCAGACGACATGGGACATGATGGGCGAAATGCCTATTTTGACGTAAGCGTAGGTGGTCAAACTGTCATTGCATTTGATAACAATGGGGCATATTCTTTACCAAAGGCAAGAACATACATTCCTAATCTGACAGCAAATTCCTTGACCGTTACTGGCTCAAAGAATGCCATTGTACCAACATCAGCTGGTGCAACGCTTGTCAATGCGTACGAAACAGCAGAGTATTACTTTGGCGACATTGGTGAGGGCACTACTGATAAAAAATGTGTTGCGCAAGTAACGATTGACCCGCTGTTTTTAGAAACTGTCAATACGTCAGTTCCATATCAAGTCTTTGTAAGCTCATATGACAACGCTACGGTTTGGGTGGAATCAAGAACAGCTAATATTTTTGTTGTTCGTTCAAGTAAACCTAATGTATCGTTCTGTTGGGAACTGAAGGCCAAGCGCAAAGGATATGAACATAGCAGATTGGAAGTTGACGATTCAATTAGTGCAGAAGATTTAAGAAAGGCAGCAAAGAAATGAACGAAAATGCAAATGTAAATGCAAACGAAGTAATCAAGAGCTTGCTTCAAAAGCTGACATCGGCAGAATACACAAATGCAGTGTTGGAAGCCAAACTGTCAGAAACGATGAAAGAGAACGAACAGTTGAAGAAAGGAAAAGGTGACAAATAATGGCACTTACAAAAGAAAAGACGGTCAATTTGTCTGGCCGATCAGTAATCAATAACGTAGAAGTTGCACGGTTTTCTGCTCAGGTAGCAACTGACATCAACTCAGCTACAACGACCAACACGTATATCAACGATCAGACTGCATATCGCAAGAACATCAAACAAGTACGGGATGATTCTGATGCCTTCCGTACTTATGTACGTGCAGAAGAAGATAAGTTGTTTGCTGAGACTACTGACACAGATACCGAGGATTCAGCCAAGGATTCAGCTACGGAATAAAAAATACGTGGTCGCCATAGAAATAAACAGTTCAAAATAAAAAAGCGTGTGAAAGATCATACGCTTTTTTATTTTGGGCGGCCTTGAAGGGAGATTTTAAGCGTGCCTTATCATATTTTAATGTTTCGCCAAGTTCAGCAGATGGTTGATGATCCGCTTATCATTGCGTTTACCTGGTGCGTAATTACCGACGTAGTCACTGGATATATCAGATCGGCATTTATCCGTAAAACCAACTCAACCAAAGGGCTTTTAGGATTAATTAAACATACATTAGTTCTAGTTAGCATCATCAGCATCTATCCATATCTGATCAGTCTAGGTTTTGACTGGTTAGCGCAAACGATGGTGTGGGGATTTATCATCAACTACCTGACTTCGATCACAGAAAACTGGGGCGAGATGGGGCTGTGGTTGCCGCCACAGATCAAGCAGATCCTGGTCAAACTCCAGTCAGACTACGACGCAACGGACTACAACGCCATTACCGGCGCTAAGCAGACGAAGGAGGATAAGTAAAATGGATAATCTCGTCATGGACGTATCTGGATATCAACCAGATACTGTTAACTTTTTTCAAGCTGCTAAAAATGCAGGCGTTAAAGCCGTCATCGTTAAGCTGACGCAAGGCTCAGCAGATGGAGATGCGTACGTCAATCCTAAGGCACAAGCGCAGATCAACAATGCGCGGTCTGTCGGATTGTTAGTACATGGTTATCACTACGCGCGTTTCAATGGCGCACAAGACGCACGCAATGAGGCTAAGTGGTTTACTGACCACGCTAAAAAGTTTGGTTTGGGTCCAGAGTCGGTCTTGGCACTGGACATCGAAGACAAAGCTAACGCAAAGTATGCAACCAGTGATGCCAATGCATTCTTGCAAGCTGTTAAAGATTCTGGCTATCCTAAGGTTGATATCTACTCAATGGCGTCTTGGTTCTGGCAAGGCCGACTTGATGCTGCCCAATTAATTGCCAAAAACAAGTGGGTTGCGAACGATGGCGTATCACAGCCTGGTGTTGACAACGTGGGTACGTGGCAGTTCTCCAGTGACTACAACATCGCTGGCAATAGTGTTGATATGTCATATGACTTTAGCGGTTTTTATACTAATGCTGCTACCACGCCGGAATCTAAAACCGTCATCAGTACACCAGAGCCTAAACCAGTTGCCGTGCCAAAGACTTGGGTAGACAACTTAGGCGACACCTGGCATGCAGAGAACGGTAAATTCATTGTCGGCCCAAACTACACGCTGCATCTGCGTTGGGGCGCTCGACCTAGTGCTTTTACAATTGGTGTGCTTACTGCCGGTAGTGTGGTTAAGTATGATGCTTGGTCGCGGGGCAAAGAGTTCGTATACGTTCGGCAACCGCGTGCTAATGGTCAATACGGGTATGTAGCTGTCAGAGACTCTAAAACCGGTGAAGCTTTTGGCAAATTTGAATAGGAGTGATCAGAGTGACACTATTTGATATCAAATATGATGATTTCAAGCGTGAGGATACGACTAATACCATTGTCATTACTCTGTATACTGATGACAGACAGCCGATCACACCTAATGCCAGCCACACGTGGAAAGCTAAGGTGTCTAAGGGAGATAAGTATGTTGGCGAGTACCCAGTTACAATTTCTGATAACACAATCAAGCTATCATCGAGTAATTTAACTAGACTGCCAAATGGTGACTACGGTCTGGAACTGTGGGAAACCTATGACGGATCTACTACGATTTATCCATCGGCCGGAGTGATGGAGTTTCGAGTGCATCGAAATGCCAATGATACACTGGGGACGATTGACCCGACTACTGATATCAACGCCATCATCGACGATCTGCATAAAGCTGGACAAAACATCAAAGTAGTTGCCACCAACACCTTGCCTGCTGAAAGCAAGGCGTCAGTAACGCAGTCTATCGCTAACGGCGAAAATCAGCTAACGTTTAACATCCCACAAGGTGACAAGGGCGATAAAGGGGATGTAGGGCCTGCTCCTACGTTAAAAATTGGGACGGTAACTAAGCTTGGTCCTGATCAGGCACCAACAGTAGCTTTGACTGGCGACAATGGCGCCTACACGCTTAACATGGGGATCCCACAGGGGTCCAAAGGTGATCCTGGGGATAATGGATTCTATCATTACGCGGTGGATTTAACAGACGCTAAGTATGATCGTAATAAGTGGTACTATGTTGAAGCTGATGGTTGGCAACTTGGTTCCTTGGAAGGACCTAGTTACTTTAGCTTGGATGCTCCTTTAAATGCTGCAATAGTTCCTTATGGTGATCACACTGTTAATGGTAATAGCAAAAGTGCTTGTGCACGGCAAACCGTTCTTTATGGTCAAAGCGGTTGGGGCGCTTATGGTCGTAAGCTAATTGTGCTTGACGATCAACCAGCGCAATGGGCGACAGATGGTAAGCGTTTACTGACCTTTGCTGTTCCTAGTGATAATAATTTGAACTATGCTTTCTACGCTCGTGGTGGCTTAAAGATTAACATAACTTCTGATGTTTCCGAATTAACTTGGACTCCACATACAGACGAACTGGTAGTAAATGATACTACAATACCCGTGCTTAATGACGCCCCAGATCCAAAGGTACTAGGGCTAGATGATGATCACACCTTCTGGGCATTACCGATGCACCAGCTTAAACAACAGCTTAAACCAGTCAAGGGCACCGATTACTGGACTGATGCCGATAAAAATGAAATTCTCAACGAAACAAAGAGCTACGTTGATGAAGAAATTCTTAGTGGAAAGTGGTGATTAGATGAGCTTGAATGATTTAATGACATCATTAATGGATACATCACGTCGAATTCAAGGTCGGCAAGATAAATTGTCACTCCAAGACCTACAGTTGATGTTAAATTCGATTAGTGCCCTAAGATTTAGGGGAGATCAATACAGTTCAAATATCGATTCAACAAGAGATAGTGGCATCTACTACTGCAATACCGGGTTGTATAACAAACCTGTAGCCGGGGTTGGTCTTCTGGTAGTACTATCCCCTGGCAATAAAGGCTGGAGTAACGGTACAACCACACAATTTTTCATAGACGTTGACAATCGTCAACTCTACCAGCGAAGCATGAACAGTGAGTACGCTTGGACTTCTTGGACTAAGCTGGGGGACAATTCTACGCAATAACAGCAAATTTGAATAAGTGGTATAATAGCGGCATGAAAGGCCAGACTCAGTGCACCTGGTCGGGACTAGTCCATATCGCGCAACTTAGGCTCGGCTTTATGCCGGGCCTTTTTTAATAACAATTAAATAAGCCCTACACATGGCACCCAAAAACATTAAAAAGAAAAGAGGTGAGTCCTCTTCTTAATTGACACTACTAGCCGTGTGTAGGGCTTTTTCTCTTATTAGGAAAGCATGAGTCGTTACTACAGAAGGCATGGAAGTTGCAGCCAGCGTTAAGGATCTAATAAAAAAATTTGAATTTAAAAAATAGCAATGTTAGAATCTGACTGTAAAGAAAAAACACACCACAAACTTGTGGCGTGTTTAAAATAGTTAAGGCTTGTCCTAGACCTTGCTATACTATCTGTACTAGTGTCAGCTTAAAAAGCTCTGTTCCCAGCAGGGCTTTTTTTAATGAAAGATAACAGCCATTAAAGCACAAAATGCGATAAATGCAGTTACGAGCAAAACGCCAAACTGCACAGGCTGTGATAATCCATGCATAGCTTCAATGACCTTAGCTAATCCGTTGAACATATAGAACAACAGTAGCATGCTCCTTTATAGACTCGAAGCATGCGTTTTAAATAGCACAACTTCGGCATAAGAACCACCTCACTTTCTGACTCATTCAAAGTGAGCATAGCAAGGTGCATGCCTTAACAGACTGATTATACTATAAAAGAACATAAAATTCAGATTGAAAATTCGTCTAGCTTTATTCCTGAAAAGTAATATACTATAAGAGAAAATAGCTAGTCATTCTACGGGATCTAGTTATAGTGTGCACGATAAAAGCCCTTCTTAGCATATTGCTGAGTGGGGCATTTTTATGGTACTAAAGATAGACTTGTGAAGTAGTTGACTGGAAGCAAAATGGCAACAGAAAATAGAACATTTAATGATATTATAATGAATGTTTACACTGCTATATAATATTAGCAAATTGAACAGTGGCGTAGGATTGAAACCATTACTGCATAATAGTGAATACCACCATTAATTCCGTGAACGTACTGGTAAGTCCGCTCGTATTCCTGAACGCCGTCGCGACGTTAAGTAGTCGAGTGTCGACCAAAACCCTTGCTGTGCAAGGGTTTTTCTTTTTGCCTGATTTTTAAAATGCCAATTGAGTTTGTGAATTTTTATTCTGTTTGCAGTTCTAAGTAGCCAATAAGTAGCCAACTTGTCATAAATTTTCCAATTGATCACGATTTTTCACAAGCGCTTCGTGAGTAACGTGGGTGTAGATTTCTTGAGTAACCCGGCTGTTAGAGTGTAAGCACACAGTAACAACACGTATTCCAACCGCCATACGGACCACCTATACTTGAGGAAACTCATATATAGGAGGCCTTTTTTGATGGCTCAAAATGAAATCGTTGAAGTCAGCGCCGCTTCAACGATCGCAAGACTAATCGGTGCGTATTAGTAGCATCACTTTTGATTCAGAAGGTACGGCTCAACATCTATCAAGATGCTGGGTCTGCTAATACGGCTGTCAGCCAAGCTTAAGAGCAAACAAAAAAGCCCACAGCATGATACTGTGAGCTAATAAAAGAGCGCCCTTTTGAGGAGCGCCCAGCCAGCTTGTAAGTTAGGAAGCACTCACTGCACACGGCTTAGTATTTATCACAAAGTCATTATAACATACTCTGATTATGTTACATTAATAAAGCACACATGAGCAGGCTTAGGAAACCTAACTTGTGCTGAAAGGAGACAACTCCCAATGTGGCATTTGTGCTTAGTATTTATCATCGTGCCTAATAAACACGTTAAAAATTAATTAAGCGACTGTCCAAGTAGCAGTCACCAGCGCTCATCAGTTTGGATACTGATTGGGCGCTTTTTGCTTATCAAAATTCTGGTAATGTAAATGACAAGCAACCGGTACTCAACGATTAGAGGTAGTGATATTATGACGATATCTGCGACTACTCATAAATCGCCATCTTAAACTGCCATAATTGTACATTTTCAAATTGCCATTTCTATACAATTTTTAATTGTCCCTGACATCTTTCACTTGATGGTAAGTATGATGTTCATATTCATATTTCCCAGATGAAAGAAATGCAAGCAAATATTTGGACGGAAAATCGTACTAAGAAGTATTATGATGCTGCAAGACGAGTAGATAAAATTCTTGGCGGTTATGTAGGTGAAAACTTGCCAGAGATTGTGATTATCGATAGTAGAAAGTTACCTAAAACGGTAGCAGCTTCGTATCAGCAATCAAAAGAGGTTTTATATATCAACAGCGATATTTTGCGAGACTATGAAAGTACTCAAAACTATTTAAAAGATGGTTACTTTGCTGCACTTGATGCAAATTGTATAATTAGGCATGAGATGATACATAAACGTAATTGGGATAAAGCCAAGGCTGAGTATAGGGCGTACCCTAATAAATATCGCAATTTAGATGATGCAATTGCTCAACTAGATTTGCCAGTGTATTCCTACACGAAGATCGTGGTTGAGCCATTTTCTGTCTTTGATGTTCTCGAAGTATTCATGAGCGATGTGAAATGGCAGAGGTAA